GTGCAGAAGCCCAGGTTGGCAATGGCCGTGAAGGTCTCCTCCGCGGAAAGGTTGTAATCGTCGAACGTCATGGAAACAAGGGTCGCGCGCTCTCCAGTGTTCGAGTCGTTGAAGTACTGGCGAACCGTTTCGAAGGCGTTGGCAATCCCTGCGAAGTCAATCTGGGCGTCGGACAGGTTGCCCACCGTGCTGTTCTTCATGAGAGTGAAGAGCACGTTCTCAGCATCACCGTTGGCCACCGCCGGGCCGCCGAAGGTGACACCGTTCCAGGTGAAGATCATGCGGGTGCAGATGATGTTCAGCTCACGTCGACGGATTCGTGCAGCGCCAGCCGTAGCGATGGTCTTGGTGTGCACAGTGGTCACGTCGCCGAACGAGATGTTCGGTGGACGGCTGACGGAGTAGCAGTGGGTCCATCGCACCTCGTCCGTGATGCGTCCAGTGTAGGCGCGTTGCCCTGGAGGCGTGGCGGAGGGAGCCGGGTAGTTTACCTCTTCGACGAAGGTCGGCAGCTCGGTGCGGCGAACGCGCTTGGTAAGGCGCCGCGCTCGGATCAAGAAGCGCCCACCAGCGATTACTCCCGTGTCAATGCGAGCCGTGATGGCGCGCTGGCCGTCCGTGACGTCGGATCCGATGAGATCCACCGTCGTGGCAACGAACGGACCAGTGGCCAGGCCAGTCAGGTCTGCTGGCGCTAACTCCACACCCAAACGACACTCCGGCACCTGGATGCTGACGCCGTCGTCCGCGTACAGCCCGTTGGGGGCCACGAAGTTGCAGATGACCTGGTGCCCGGCCGTTCCCGGGTCGTGCTCGATGTCCACGAAGAATGGACCGACGTACAGGTTGGTGAGCGGAGTCACCTCGAAGAACGGCGCATCGAAGCCACCCGGGGTGGTCTGGGGGATACCGATGCCAGCGGCGTACGCTGGAACCAAGGCCCACTCTGCGGCCAGCGCTGGTGGAATGTCGATGAAGATCTGCACTCGATTCAGGACCGAATCGTCCACCATGGAGGTGACCGTGGGGCAGTTCTCGAAGTCGTTCGCGTCGGACGACTGCAGGTTGGGAACCGTGGCGCTGCTGGCCAGGTAGGTCTGAGCAAACAGCCAGAGTCTATCCCCCACATTGATTCGGTCGTACACGAACGCGCGGTTCTTGAACGATGGAGCATGGATGCAGCCGTGCGTGGCGTCGATGTACCGGATGGCCATGGCGCCGAAGAACACCTGATAGTTGGTGGCAGCTGCACTGTTGGTGTAGGCGCCATCGGTGTCGCTGAACTTCACCGCCCCATAGATGGTGCGTGAGTTGATTGGCTACAGGCTCTGGCCGTTCACGGCGCTCACCTGGAACACGTTCAAGACTGGATCTTCGATGGCCTCCCCGATGGCCAGCTGTGTTCCACTGAACGGCCCACCAACACCCGTCGGTGCATCCCCCGGGCCATAGATGTGCGCGCTCGCTCCAGGGATCTGGTCCACTCGGGAATCGCCGTCCCGAACGTTCTCGACGTCGATGTCGTACTCGTTCTCCCCGATGCAGTAGTACCCAATCTCCTGCTCGATGTGGTCCACATACACAGTGTACGGGACCATGATCTCATCCGGGATGGACTTCACTGTACCCATGATGAGAGGGATACGTTGCAACGGACGCGCTTCGTTGCTGCGACGGTTCAGGCTGTTGTTGGGGCTGCCGCCATCCAGCTGTTGGCTCCGCTCCTGCGGAGTCTGCATGTTGGGGATGTCCGGGATGAGCAGCACGGCTGCCACCGAGGCAATGAGAGCAACGACGCCAATACCAATGGCCACTTCCACGCCAGTGGCTGGGTAGACGACGCACCACAATGGACCCTTGAGCTGCTCAAGTTGGTCCACTGTGGCTTCATCCCACGGCGTCACGTCCGTGCTCTTGGAGATGTGCCCGTCGTACAGGCGCGCCGTCTCCGGCCACACGCCGTTGAAATGGTCGCGCAGAAAGTACCCAGCGTGGGCGACGTCGTTCCGCTGCCATGCCTTGGCATCCAGCGGGTTGGTGGTGGTCATTACAATTGGCATGGCAAGTAATACTTCACGCTGGTGAAGCCCATGGTTGCAATCTGTGGTGGCTGGACCTGAACGCCTGCTCGACGGATGTGGATGACGCGGTTCTCGCGCCGGCCCAAGTAGACGCCAACGTGGGGCATGATGCGAGGACGGAGCATGAGGACAATGCAAGCCTGGGCGGGGTTGTCCTCAATCTGCAGGAAGCGCGTATCCTGCCACGCCTCCACAACGTCGCCGAACTCCTCGCGGGTGTAGTAGATCAGCTCCGGAGAGCCAAGGTCCTGACCCGTGAGTCGTAGCCATACCTCACGGGTCAGGTCCCAGCAGTTGTAGGTGCGGATGTCGAACCGCTTGAGAAGGAGATCGTCGAACATCAGTTCAAGAACCCTCGCAGCATGGGGAACTGTTCAACAGTATAGAGCACCCCTGTGCGCGAGACGTTCAACAGAGGCGCGATTGCGTTGAACGATGTCCCTTGGGCCGAACGAGTCACGTCCTTCAGCTCCAGCGTCACCGGTCCGAGGATCGGTTCGCTGAGATCATCCGATCGGTAGCAGCGGAACTTCAGCGTGGGGCGAACATCCATCTTGTTCGCCAGCGTCACTGCTGCAATCTCTTTGGTGATGATGGTGCCGAGGTCGCCCAGCGTGACGCTCAGCTGCTGCGTCAGGTCGGCGCCAGCTCCCATGGGCTTCACGCTCATGGGGCAGTACTCGTACTCGAACGTGCCACCGCCGGACTCGTGGTCAACAGTAACTCCGAATCTGGGTGTGCCCGGCACCAGCTCTGTCAAGCGCTGGTAGGCGTTGCGCACGATGCGGTAGTCCTGCGTGAAGTTGGGGTGCGTGATCTCCAGCAGGTCGAGCTGGCGCACGGCAGGCGAGGAGGAGAGGAAGAACTCAGTGAGAGCACTCATAATGGCACCCGAACCAAGCAAACACCAACGATATTGCCACTGAGACTAGAGGGATAGGTGCCGAGCGTGGTCCAGGCACTATTGACCAGCTCAGGAGAGTCCAGCACCATGACGGCCGGCGTTGGCACGGTCAAGACCTCGTAGAGCCCGTCAAGGTCGATGGGAGTATTGACGCCGTTGTTGACCCCTGCTCCCTGAATCTGAACCGTGTCACCAGCGGTGAACAACACCTGGAGATCCAGCGCTCCAACCGGTTGGGCGATGACGCTGACCTGGTCCGCGGAGGCGTTGAACAGGGCAGTGATGATGGTGAAGTCCACTGGCTCCACTTCCAGCGTCATGCTGACACGGCGTGCCTGGCCTCTGACCTGGTCCACCTTGTAGGTGCCGGGGACCATGAAGACCTTGTACTGAGTCGGGTAGGGAGTGTCGACGATGAGGTCGGCGAGGAACGGTACAGTTCCTCGCTTCGCCGTGAAGTGCCAGAAGCCCTGGAACGTAGCCCAGTCCTTCTCCTCCAACAGCCAACTGGCATCCACCTGGCTGGAAGAGCCCACCTGGTCGGCGCGCAGTCGGGGCACGCCACCAGTGAGCTTCACCATCAGGCCGTCCTGGCCGAAGGTGGTGCCGTAGCTGTTCTGCTCGGGTAGGAATGGAAGCTTCTCAGTCATCGGGCGTTCTTCGCTGTCGTGTTACCTACGATAGCACGACGGGTGCGTCCTGAGGGGTTGCTCATGTCGTTTGCGATGACGGTAGGCGCCTCGGTGGTGACAATGCGCCGCGCGATGATCTCGACGTCATGAGGGCCGAGCTGGTTGACCTGGAACTGAGCGCCAGGAATGTCGCGGTTCACGACGGTCACGTTCATGTTCGGCGCCTGGCCGAACATGCCGTATCCAGCGTTCATCCGGTCCAGGTTGTTCCGGCCGATTCGACGGGTGGTGTCCGCGTTCAAGACGTACTCCTGGCCGTGGACCACGCCGGCGATAGACGCTCGGCCCATGTTGCCGGTGTAACCACCTTCGTCGAACCCGGTGAGCAAGGTGAGGCCCTTGGC